GTTTATTTTCTTTTCTTTTATTTTCTTTTGTTGGCATTTGTTCAACACTTGCTAACACTTGTTCAACACTTGTTGCAACTTGCTGATTATCAGAACGCTTTTCAGCACTCCTTTTACCAGCACTTGAACGCTTCTCTTTTAACTCTTGCATTTTGCCTACATTCTTTAACACTCGTTCACTCCAGAAGTATTCTCCATCACTATCAAGTAGTTCAACTTCTTCAATGCAAGATTGAATAAATGATTTAACCAAACCTTGTTCGCATTGTAATTGATTTCCCAATGCAAAATATAAGTATTCCTTATGCTGGAGTTTATTTTCATCTTCCTGGTGTAGCATCTCTACAATACGCCACCATAGTCCATAGCCAATGCCACCAAACTTTGCTAATATGTATTGGATTTTAGGGTCGCTAATGGCTTCAAAATCGTGCTGGAAGTAGTAAGTTTTTTTCATTTTAGTAATCTATTGATTGTGATTTAATAGTTGATGCCCGAAACCTATCTATTTTCGGTGCGCTAAATATACTAATTTCTTTTAATAAAAATTGTAAATATAGCTTTACTGGTTGTCTATTCTTGCGAAGAACATCAGCATAGTATGAAACACTATATCCGTTATTGAAATTAGTTTTCATGAACTGCCTATCAGCTTCACTTAATTCGTTTTTATTGGGAACATTTGTTAGTTGTCTAATGATTTCTTTTTGTTCCCCACGCAATACATCTTTCATATAATCATATCTATATTGCATTCTTCTATTGGTACGAAGTTGAACCTGGATTTTATCCAGCCAATATATAATTGTTGTATGATTAGTTAAATTCAATTCATGAGCCACTTGTTGAAGTGTATAACCTAAATGGTTGTATAATATATATCCAACTAATTGCTTCGCTTGTGCGACCTCTTTTAACCTTGATTTACTATTTAATATTCTATCGTAGATAATATCAGATGGAACTCTATCGGTATGGTATAGTTGTGCTGAATAATAGCACAAAGTTTTTGTTTCTTCTTGCATAATGGTTTTAAAAAAGGGTGGCTTTTTACACCACCCATAGTTACTACTCTGTTACTTCTTCGGCTTGTTGAACAAATAGTTCTGGTTTTACAATTTGTAGTGCATCGATAACTACCTTTGCATCTCCTAAAGTAAATGCGCCTTTGTTTTGTGCTACTGCTACTGCATTAACTAACACTTGTACTGCTTCTTCGTAATTCATAATTAAAATGGCAAGTCCGTTGCCTTCGGTTTTAGGTCTTCATTTGTTGTTGGTGCTACATAATCATTTACATAGATTTTGTAGTCGGGTTGTTTTTCTTCGTTCTTGTAGGAGTTCGCCCACATTGAGTAGCGTTTACCTTCCAAAGTGAAATTAATCACTTCGCCTTTTGGAGTTTGCTTTTTCCACGCACCCCAGCTTTCTTTTTTTTCTTCTGTCATTTTTTAAAATTTAATTTGCAAATATAGTTATTTAATTGTTAAAGATAAACCAAGCCGACCCGACTTGATTGGTGGATTAATTGTAATGATTTCTCCATCGTTTGTTATGATTGTTGTTGGAGATGTGATTGCACTTAAAAATGCTTCACGTTTTTTGATGGCATCTTTAATATCTGATAATGCTTGTTGTAAGCTATCCCATTCTGGGTCATTGCAAGTTGAATAATCGGTTTTAGAACCTATTGTTTTTTCAATTACTTCTACTGATTGTGTTTTATAAACTTCGCCACGACCAAGAACTAATCTATCCTCTGCAATAGGTCTGCTTATTTCCTCCAGCTGCTTACCAAGTTCTTGCATCTTTTTAGCCGATATAAGGACTTCTAACGCATCTAAATTACCATCGAGTATATTTGCTTTAACCAGCTGACTTTGGTTGCTTATGGTGGCTTTATCGAGAGATTGCACTTGCAACCCCTCGAATGTTAATAGCTGGTTATCCATTTAGTTCTCCTTTCTTTTTATCCTTTGCATCTATGAACTCTTGTTGCTTCTGGAATTGTGGGTATTTCGCCCAAATCGTTTTCAATCCATCTAAACTTTTAGCTAAACCAATATCATAAATAGCAGTTTGTAGATTAACACTTGGCATTTGTGGAATGTCGCCATCGTTTGTAGCATCGCTATCTTTTGTATCGTCAATACCGAACAAACCATTCAATGCGTACTTACGAGCATACGATGAAGAAGCACCAGTAATTTGTGAACTATCCATTCCCTTCTTAACTTCTTCTTCTCTTGCCCAACCATCTACCGACCATCTATCTATGCCATCGGTAATAATTGCACTTGCCTTGATGTAGTATCTATTCCCTTGTGCTACCAATTCATCGGTAATAGATAAGAATAGACCTTGCTCTTTTAAGTGTGGTTTTAACGCTTCTAATATATCTTCGCATGAACGATACTTATAACCACCAAATTTGTTTGTTTGTCCTTTAGGTGCTTTTAATTCACTTTGAATTAAGACCAGCTTTTCGATTAGGTTTTTCATTATAGGTTTTGAAATTCATTGTTTGAGAAATACCATTCTTCCAATTCCCCAAATTCATTAGTAAATTGGATTAATGCGAAGCTGAAGAATTTCTTTAAAATCGTTCCTTCTTTACCGATTGTGATTGCATCTACACCTTGTGGATTTGCAACAAGTAGAACTTTTTGTGCCATTAGTTTATTAGTTTTAAAAGATTAAAGATAAGATTTTTTGTTGATAATTCCAAATGTTCTTTGCGTTCTGCTTTGAATATTTGTTGTTGCTCGTATAGTTTGCGATACTTTAACCTCGCTAATTCTACTGGAGTTAATGAGTTGTCTTTGATTACTTTCATGAGTTTAAAATAAAGGGTGGCTTTTACGCCACCCGATTGATTATTTAGGCAATTTTTATAGCGTTGTTAGTAAATGATTTTAAGGCATCTCTATTAATACCCGAACCACCACAATCAAAACAAATACCATTTGCATAATAACTAAACGCTGGTATCACACCAACACCATTGCATTTACCACAAGAACAATCGCCTTGTGCAGCAAATAGTTTTGGTGCAAAGAAATCTTTGTCTTCACGAATAATAGTTAATAATTGTGCTACACGAGTTTGGATTTCGCTTATTGAAATATATGTATTATCGTAATAGGTAATATCTGTGTCGTACTCACGAGTCCCATCCATATACTGACAACTCATATATTTTCTTATAGATTTTTTTGGCATTATATGACCATAGTATGTTTTTCCATACAAAGTAACTTTGTAGGCACTTGGTCTTTGTTTGCCATCTGTACAAGTCATCCAAAAACCTTTACCATTTTCTTTAGCATTGTAATCTTCTGATGCTATAAATCTAATGCTCATAATTCCACTATCAAGTAGCAAATTCATATTTCTTACTGCTCTCTCTCTGTTAGTGTTAGTGTTTTTGTAACCAGCTTCGTTTAATAATTTAATGATAGTATTCATAGTTTTTCGTTTTTGATTATGAAACGAATATCGTGTTTTAGGAATATTACTTGCAAGAAAAAAATGAATTATTTTTTTAATATTATCGTAAGTGCTTGATAATCAACGAGAAAAAATGCAATAAAAAAGGGTAGCCAAATGAATGACTACCCCTAAACCAATAATACAAAAATTAAACTAACTAAACTCCCTTTGGTAAGAGTTTGGCGTAAATCACATAAACACCAATGACCAAAAGTAGGACTAATGAAACACGCTTCCAAAAAAAACTTTCAACAATTACTTGTTTGCTTTTTACGATTGTCTTCGTGATTGGAATTATAATCTTTTTAGGAACGCAATCAGCTTTAACTCTGATATAATTGTTTTTAACTCGTTCAATAACAACCGACATCTGGTTTGTGCTATCTTTCAAGTAAATAAATCTATCATTCCATTGCGTTAAAGTATCTAATTTAACTACTGGTGGTGTGATAATAGTATCACGAATGGTAACGTATTCACGTTCTTTTATTTTGCGAGTATAACACCCACTTAAAATAAAGCCATATAAGGCACTCAAAATTAAAAGTGATATAAACTTACGCATCTTTAGAAATTGTAAATCCTACGCCACCTAATGCGCCCCAAACCATTGTTAAACCTTGTGCATCTATCAACTTGAAGAAGTATGCCACACCAAATACAAAAAAGAACACACCAACAAGGGTAGTTCTCCAGTTTTCTTTTAGCAATGCTAATGCTTTTTTAAGTGCTTCCATACTTATAAATATAAATTTACAATTTCGCTAACTGAAAGTGCATACCATCTTTGCGTTTCCACACCCCACCCCAATCAAATCCAGCATCTGTAAAGCATTTAACGAAACCAGCAGATAGTTTAGGTTCTGCATTCAATCCGTTTTCAAATGCGTTTAAATCAACTGCAATACCCCACGAATGCAAACTCATACTTGTTAAGCCACGCATCTTGCGAATATTGAAGCAGCCGTCCCAAGTTTTTAATTCTTTAACATGACCAGTTTTAATTAGATTGGTAAACGCTTGTTCTAAAGGTTTAACCATATCCTTATTGCAATATATTCTTTTAGGTATCACGCCAATCTCTAAATGAGTAGGCACGTCCCATAATGTCATATAATTGTTTTTCTCTGCTGGTTGCCCATACTTCTTTAGTGCATCTCTTGAATAAATCATTCTATTGTTCTTTATAGTATTCGTCTATTTTAATTCCTTCTTGTTCTTCGTTCTTCATAATCAACTGAACGTTAAATATAATTGCCGATAAATGGTCTTCGCTTCTATCTCCTAACTCATATTTAGCAAGATGTCGGTGCATACTTTCAAGTGCTGCTTCCGTAGGTTGTCCCTTTTGCCAGTTGTTCTTTCCATACTTGTTTGCACCAATTCGCAATAAGTAACCGAAACGCAATCGAACATAAGCAGTCAAATGGTTTACCAATGGTTTATGGGTATCATCGTCCCTTTGACTACCACTATCAAATACTCGTTTGGTATCTATCACGTTGCTCTTATGTTTTAACGTACCAGCTTCAAATGTATTCGATGCTGATGCTTGTTGCCACCACTCCATTGTATCGTGTGTTATTGTCATCGTCTATGGATTATTTTTCTTAATGCAGTTCTAATTTCTTTTAACTCGTACTCTTTTATTTGTTTCAATTTCATCAACGCATCAATTTTTTTTTGCCTTGAAATTTCTTCTGCTAATGCTTCCAATACTTTCATCTTATAAATATTCAATTTTTCTACCTAAATCCATTGGGATAAATAATGCAATCTTTCCATCTATAACAATACCACAACCAAGTGTAGGTTTCTTTGCATATACTTTACCATAAGCCATAGCGTATGCACGAACATCTACTCCACAACCAACGTTCAAACCAAATATCATATCTCTATCACTTGCTGAATAATTAACACCACCAAATGAATGGATATGACCTATACAAGTTGATTGTCTATTATCTCTTGCACGATTGATAGCACCTTGTGCGCCACTCGAACCAGTACCATGAATGTAAAGCACGTTATCTATTTCGTGTGAATATGCCCACTTCCAACCATCTGGATAACCAAGCATTTCGTTATATGTTTTAAACATAGCTTTCGGTAAACCAGCAGTTTGTAGTTTACGATGTGGTAAACTCGAATGATTGCCAATACAACCTTGAACTTCTGGAAATGCTTTCCACCATTGTTCATGCTCTTTACGAGCAAGGTCTAATTCGCTACCAGCCGAATGCCCATCTGGGTCGGTTTCGTGGTAGGAAATGGCGTGGAAATCGGTGTCATCGCCAATATCTACAATAGTATTAACTTGAAACTTATTAAATACTTCATATACAAATTTGAAATAATCTGGGTGTGTAAATGGTGCGTGTCTATCCCCGATAATACCCACCACATTTGAACTACGAAATGATTTTATTAAATCGTATTCACTTTCGTTTAGGCGTGGTCTATACATAGTTTGCTTAATTGTTTAAACAAAAGTAAATTAAAAAAGAAATTGTTTATTTTAATGTTGAAAGTTTATAAGAAAACCTTTTTTACCAAATCAACGATGGTATATCCACCAGCAAGTCCAGCACCAATCAAAAAGAAATAAAAGTGTTTAAACTTTTGGTTTATCTTTTCAATATCTCTTGTGTTCTTGTCGGTCTTTTCTTTGATGCCTTCTCCGATGTAATCGCTACCAAGAATGGCATCTTCTATATTTTGTACCTTATGCGATAGTTCACGCACTTCGGCAAATAGTTTGTCTAATGTTTGCATCTCCTTTTGTGTCATTAGTTCCCATCAGTTAAAACGTAATCAGTAGGGACTGCACATCTATCTGCAACATAAGGTAATTCAAGAACAATATCAGCTTTAACACCAGCAACTAAATCCGAAAATTGTTCGGTAAAGAAATCAATAGAAACGCTATCGTTCAATACAAAATCAAAATCATCACTACGAAGTTGTGCGATAATATCTTGACATATTAACATTTGGTCGGTAATAACATTATCAATATTGCTATCATCTCCATAAATCAAATCCATAAAAAGCAAAGATATATTCAAGTTGAATGTTCTACCTTGAATTGATGAAGAACCAATCGTAGCATACATCAATGGATAGGTTATGCTTTCGCTTTCCCCAAGTTCCCAAACATCTCCCCAACCATAATCATTTATTTGTAAATGGTCGTCAGCTAAATTATTTAGTAGATTTTTTACTTGATTTATTGTCATCTTGCTTTACTTGTTGCAAATAAACTTTCAGCTTACTTACATTTTTTACCGAATAATCTTTTGCCATTAATCTCTATAATCAACTCCTAAAGCACCACCTTCACTTTGGTACATATCTGAATAATCTTTGTAATCCTTTGTGATTGTATTACCTAAATATATTCCAGTTGAATAACTTGTTCCGTTTGGTTGAATTACATCTACGCCATTACCAGGATTGTTGTATAATGGGTATGAGTTGATAAATTCAATAAGATAGTTTGTTGTACGTTGTGCGTATGTTTCGGCTTTGTTTTTATAGTATTCCATCAAATCAAATAGTTCAGATAGTGATGGTGTTTCGCTATTCTCCGAATTTTTACGCAATACGTTTTTATTTGTTAGCTTATAACCCAAAGACATAACCATCTCTGAAGCTACATACCAGCACAAACAATCGGTAATATAATTGTCTAACAATGTCTTGTTTAATACACTAACATTATTAGCAGCGATTTGAGTTTGAAGCTGACGATATAAACCAGTACCCAAAATAGGTTCAATATAAATATCTTGCGCTTGTTTAATCGTAGGTTTAATTAACTTCGGGTCTACGTTATCTTGCAACAAACTTCTATCTTTTAGCGTTTGCTCTGAAATGAATAATATGTTTGCACTCATTTTATTTAATTAATACTTGTTCAACCCAACGATGTCTGCAATAAGGTGTTGTAACCTTTGTTCTTGGATTATAATAAAATCCACCTCTACGTTGCCATACCGAATATCCTAATCTTTGACTTACTTGTTCAATCTCGGCACGACTATAAACTTTATTCATTGTAATAAGACCTTTACAAAAATCTCTTGTAGTATCAATGATTGGTTCTAATCCTGGATTAGCTTCATACTTATATTTTACGCTGATATTAGCCAATGGCTTAACTGCACCACGTTGTGCTTTACCAGCTTCAGTTACTTCTCTTGATATAACTACTGCATCGTTCTTTGTTATCTCGTTACGAGTAATAAAACCATTATTCTCAAGTGATGCTAATGAAGCAACGATAACTTGCTGGTCTAACTTCAATGCTTTAGACAATCCATCAACACTAATCAATGGGTCTTTTTGAATTAAAGCCATGATACCACTTTGTGCTTCGGTAATCAATATATCAATAGTTGCAAATTCTTCGTGTGCCAATGGTTCAAAGTCATCGCTAAATTGTACTTTTCTTGATTTGATAACTTGATATTGTGAAGCATCTTCTCCAAATTCAGCAAATATTGACAATGCAACTTCATCGTCTTGTGCGCTGAAACCTTGTGAAGCGTTACCAACTGCAAGAATATCTTGTCCTTCTGCTTTAGCAACCAATCCAATTAATGAACGCAATTCATTTGCAGTCATACTTTCAATAACTTTAGTAGCTACTAATGGAGATAAAGTATTGATTGCATTGATAATATCTTGTTGTGTGTTTTCAACTTTAGCTACAATAGCTGGTAAACCAAGTTTCTCACGAATTTCATCTTGGGTCATGTTAGCAGCAATGATTGCTTCACTAAATTCAAATCCTAATGGTTCGGTTGGTTGAATGTGAAAAGTATCGTTAATACCGAATAAAGGTAGGATATAACCAAACCATCTTTCTATGAATTGTTGCTTACCATTTACATAAGTATTTTGGAATATCTCGTAAGCAGTACGCATTTCGTTTCTCGCACCCAAAGCACCCTCTGTGGCGATGCCAAATAGTGAAGCTGATGTAATACGATGTCCAGAAAAAATCTCTTGTTGTATGGTCTTATTTAGCAAATCGAATTGTTTGTCTAAATCAGAAGCCGAAAGGTCAAGAATAGTAGGTGCTTTCGCTGGGTCGTTGTTGAAGTTGATAATAAATTTACCAGCATTTGCTTCTCCAGCAAACTTCTCCTTCATCTTGCGTTCAATAACTCGTTGTTCGTCTTCAGTTGGAACACCATTATTGAATGAAATCAATTTAGATGGCATCATGCCATTGTGAATAGCGTTCAAATGGAACTCACTAACTGCAACATCTAACTCAATGTAGTTCATTGCGCCTTGATAGGTAGGCAATGTATATGTGTTTACACCTGGTCTATATTCTTTTATGTAAATAATTTGTTTACCACTCTTGTTATTTTCGTCAAAAGCAGCGATACCTTCAATGTCATCTGGTTTATTTTTCAAATCCCATTGTTCAGATACATAAAAGTAAGTATTATCACAATTTGAACGTACTTTAGAATAGTCAATATGGTAAAGTGAAGTAGCAGTTCCGAAAGGATTGTAAATAACTTCTAAATAGCAACCACCAAAAGTTTCAATATCAATAGCAACCTTTTCTAAAATATCATTTATAGTTTCTCCACTACGATTGATTGATTGGTCTGCTAAATATTGTTTAGCATCGTCTTCAAATACAATACCTTTACCAGCAATAAAGTTAGCTTTACCATTGACAATAGCATTGTGTTTAGCAGAAGTGTTTAATAGTGAAAGCAAATGACTTGGATATTTATTATCCTCGCCATAAGATACCCACTCTTGATTTTTCTTTTCAACAAATTTCGGTTGTGAATATTCGCTAAAGTTGATTGTTATTAAATCTTTCATTTACTTATGTCCTTATTGCCTTGCTTCTTATTGCTATATTGTTGCAATCCTAATCGTATTATCAATTCTTGAACAAGGTAATTGTCATCGCTTACCCACTTTTCTAACTTGTTCTTATCTATAAATATAATTTCTTCTAAACAAATACAATTATTTTCATCACATAGTTGGCAAGTAATGTAAATGCCATCACAAAATAATTCATATCTGAATGGTAAGATGTTTATAGACGAAATTACTCGTTTTAAACTTCCTACTTTTAACTCTGTATCTTGTACTTTAATTTTCAAAAGGCGGTGGTAAAATTGCTTGTATAGGATTTTTTTCTAATTCAATTTGAGCATCTAAATTAGCATCAATTTCCGATACATTCAAATTTGCTTCTAACCAGCTTTCAACTTCTTCTTTAGTTAAATCATCATAGCTAACAAATTCTTCTGGTGTAGGACTTCCTACCAAACAAGAACCATAACTTCCAGCACTAAACTCTCCGTCAATAGCATTTCTTGTCCAATGTACCATTGTAACTACATTTTTCATTTCGCCCTCTGAAAGTTTAACTTCCATAGCGTTTACAATCCAATTATATTTCATATCTATTTTTAATTTATTTATTTTTATGAGGCATCTGCTATTGCGTTTATACTAATATTTTCATTGTCTACTTTTGTAAATGTAGGAGATGATATTGGACCAGCCATACCCGATTCAAGTTCTCCCAAAAACAATACACCCC